CCGAGGATAGCGGTGTTCAGGTCTGCGAGACCCCCAAGGAGATCGCCGAGCTGATCTACGGCCTTCGGGCCACCCACGCCCCGGTCCTCACCTTCCCCTACATCAACCACAGGGGCGAAACTGCCAAGCGAACTGTCACCGCCGAGCAGCTGGAGTTCATTCCCAACCCCGGCTACGGCTACCCTCCGGGCTGGTTCATCACCGGCCGAGACAACGCTCGCGACGCAACGCGGTCGTTCTCTCTCAATCACATCCCCCTAGATGAGTCGAAGAGACTCATTTTCAAGCTGAGGACTTCCGAATGAGCCCCCGTTTCCCCGACACTCCCGAGCAGTCCGCTATCCTCGAGGCGACGAAGTCCTCCAAGGACAACCTCCTCGTCCAGGCCCTCGCCGGCGCAGCCAAGACCTCGACCTTGGTCCGCATCGCCGAGGTGCTTCCCGGCCGCCCCATCCTCTCCGTCGCATTCAACAAGCGTATCGCCGATGAGATGACTGCCCGGCTACCACAGCATTGTGTGGCCAAAACCCTCAACGCGATCGGCCACCGAGCCTGGGGAGAATACATCGGTGAGCGCCTCACCCTCAACAAGGACAAAATGGCGGATATCCTCCGGTCCTTAGAACTCTCCGCCGGGGAGCAGGAGCAACTCCGCGAGGTTTTCGGGGATGTGATCCAGCTCGCCAAGCGGGCGAAGCTCTACGGCTACATCCCTGATGATCGGTACGACGAGGCGCTCCATCTGATCGATCGAGAGACCCTTCAAGAAGTCTTTGCCGAGGAGGAATACGACGGCCTAGCCTGGGCACTCCTCGACGATCTGCTCTCACGCTCGATCACCCAGGCCTTCCGGGGAACAATCGACTACGACGACCAGCTCTACATGAGCACGCTCTTCGGAGCCCAGCTCCCTCGGTTCCCCTTAACCCTGGTTGACGAGGCACAGGACCTCTCCCCGCTCAACCACCAGATGATCGCCCACCTCGTCGGAGACCGTCGGATCATCGCTGTCGGAGACTCCTTCCAGTCCATCTACGGTTTCCGCGGGGCAGTCTCTGACGGAATGAATGTCCTCCGAACCCGGTTCCAGATGAGGGAGTTCCGCTTAAGCGTAAGCTTTCGCTGCCCTCGAGCTATCATTCGAGCGGCATGGAAGCGGGCGCCGTATATGAAATGGGCAGAGGGGGCGCCCGAGGGCGAGATTAGAAACCTCACTCGGTCCTCGGGGACTTCGTACTCGTGGGGAGTCGAGCTCCTCCCTCGAGCTTGCGCCATCATCTGCCGGAACAACGCACCGCTGCTAGCTCTCGGGCTTCGCTTGCTTCGCGCTGGCCGCCCGGTGCAGCTTCGTGGGTTCGATATCTCCAAGCGGCTGGTGAAGATTCTTCGAGAATTCGGAGATCACGCTATGCCGCGAGAGGAACTTCTCGCTCATCTCAACCGCTGGCGACAGCATAAGCTGGCAGAAGCCAAGCTCTCCGAGGCCTCGATCGAAGATCGTTACGCTTGTCTGGTAGTTTTCGCTGAGGCAACTGGTACTCTCGGCGAGGCCATCGCTCATGCCGAACGCCTCTTCGCGGCGGAAGGTCCAATCGAGCTACTCTCCGGGCATAAGTCCAAGGGCCTCGAGTGGGACAACGTTTTCCACCTGGACCCGTGGCGCGTTCCCTCGAAGTACGCCACTCGGGGAGAGGAACTCGAGCAGGAGCTCAACCTCGAGTATGTTATAACTACTCGAGCGAAGCAGTCTCTCACCCTCATCGATCTCGACGACTTCGATATCGAGCTCACCGAGCCTTGGGAGGTCCGTCCATGACTGTCCTTGCTGAAATCGCTGGAGCTGCCTTTGGCATCACTCTCGTTTATTGCGCCCTCATCGGCGCAGTAGTTATCTACCACAAGATTTTCTCCTGAAAGGACCCTTCCCGTGCCACTTCCTAAGTCTATCGCCGCCTACGCCGATTGCGAAGAGCATTTCGAGCGCGCCCTTGGAGCCGCCCGAGGTCTCGCCATAACCTTGGCAACGTCTGGCGAGGCCCACAACCTCCGACACAAGATGAACACTTATCGAGAACGCTTGCGCAAGCAATCTCGGTTAGTCTACCCGGAGGGAGACCCTCGCCACGGCGTGTCTCCTTACGATCATTTCAAGCTCACCATCGACAAGGAAAACCCTTGTCGAATACTCATCACCGAGCACCGCATCGATGTGATGAAGGTGGAGGAACTCTGATGCTTGCCTCAGTTGAATTTGGCTACGACAACCAGAATAAACTTCTTGCTCTAGGAAAGGAGGGCCTAGCCAAGCTTCGTGAGTCTGTCGACCACGTCGACCTGCCCCTCTGGGATGAGGAGAAGGACGAGCCGAAATACTGGTACACCCGGACAGCCATAATCGACTTGGCTACAGACGGAGTAGCCCTCGCCGCTGCCGGTATTTCCTTCACTGTCAAGCGGTTCAAGGGGACGTATAAAGTCGCATCTCCGACTACGCAGCAGACCCTCAACATTGCTATCCCCGCAATCGGTCTACTCGCCATGGACGAGGTAACTCTTCTCGAGGACGCTTGCACGGATGCGCTGCAGTCGATGCTCGGCGAGGGCTGGCGAATAATCGCCGTCTGTCCTCCAGATGCCCAGCGCCGCCCTGACTACATTCTCGGGCGCTCGCCAGAAATGAGGAAGCCCCATGCCTAGCCATACTTTCATCGCCTCCGATCCGGAGCTCGGCGAGTATAATGTCGAGGTCGAGTTCCGAATTACCTTCAGCGGATTTCCAGGAGCCTACTTGGAACCCGCAGAGCCGGTGGAGATAGAACTCGAAGGCGCCGCCACTTGGAGAGACTCCTCCCCAGACTCCGTCACTGTCTACGAGGAGGCCTCTGCCATTCCGGCCGACCTCTACGACAAATGGGAAGCCGAGGTTCTCGACCACTTCGACTTCGACGACTACTACAGAGGAATCGACGAAGCCGAGGCCGATTACCGGAACGAAAGGCCCTGAGATAGCTCTTCACCAATCGTAAAGAGCTACCCCTTTTTCTGTATTTTCTTTGAAGAGAAGGGTTGACAATCGTTTCGCCCGTGTATAATGTCGGAGCTGTCAACGGGCACCGCCCACCGGCCAGACGGCCAAGTAACCGCAACCAGAAGGACAAAATCATGTCGCATTCCATCACCATCTCGGGACGCCAGTTCTCTGTCGAGCCCCGATACGCCGAGGGCCACACGCTCACGGCCAACGAGGCAGCCGCCCTCAATCAGACCTACTTCGAGAACCTCCGGAACAATTTCGCCAGCAAGGCCAAGGAAGGCGCGGATCAGTCGGCCTTCGACGAGTACGCGGCCAGCTACCAGTTCGGCGTCCGGACCGGCGGTGGATCGTCTCGCGATCCGATCGAGGTGGAAGCCCTCAACCTGGGCCGCGATGCGGTCAAGGATCTGATCAAGAAGCAGGGCAAGAACATCTCCGACTACTCGGCCAAGGCGATCTCCGAGGCGGCTGCCAAGCTCATCGACAAGGACCCGAGCTACCGCGAGCTGGCGAAGCGTCGTGTCGAGGAACTTCAGACGGCGGCCACTGCCTCGCTCGACACGGACGATCTGTTCGCTGGGCTGGAAGCCTCCAAGACCGAGGAGGGCGCCGGCGAAGCTGCCTCGGCTTCGGGGAGCAAGTCCGGTCGGCGCCGCGCCGCTGCGGAATAAGCAGCTACGGCGGACCTGAGCAACGAGGGCACGATCATGGATAGTGAGTCTTTCATCGAACTCATGTATCGTGCCCTCGACTCTCAGCTCGGCATCGTAGTCCAGACTTCCGACGTCGAGCGAGCTCGGGCTAAGTTCTACTCCGCTCGCCGAGAGTCCCTTAACCCTGCTTTTGACGACCTCGTCATCTGCCCCTCGAGGACCCTTCCCGACACGCACCTGTGGCTTGTTCGGAAGAGCCCCCGCCCGTCTAATGGAGCAGCTTCCAATGCCTCGGCCTAAGTCGAAAATCCCTCTCGTTCTCAAGCCTATCCGGCTATTCGAGAACGATTTCGAGCGGATGCAGACACTCTTTCCGCGTCTTGGCGCTGGCGTTGCTATCCGGCACCTTGTCCGAAATTACATCAAGCAGATCGAAGGGGCTGCCGCTCCTATTGAGATCGAGCTTCCCAACCAGTCCGTAGAGGAGCTTCTCGATGACTGAGGAAACGTCCGCCAACGTACCTCCCATTCCTATCGCTCGCCCTGATCCCCGGCTTATTCAGGAGCTGTTCGACAAAGACCCGCTCGAACTTTCAGATCGGGACTTGGACCTCATCATTGCAGAGTTCCGTGCGGATCGCGTGAACTATCTGCAAGAAGCGGCTGAGGGCAAGAAAACCAAGGCCGCTGCGAAAGTCGCCAAGGCTCCAGCCATTCCGGTCTCCGACCAGCTCGATCTGTCCGATCTCGGCCTCGATCTCTAACCAAAGGCTCACCGCCATGAGTCAAGACCTACTCACCGGGCTTTCCCCTGCGCCAGCAATCGACTACAACGGCTGGCCCTCGCCGTTCGACGACACTGGCGTTCAGTTCGTTTGGGACTCGACCAGTCTCGGCCTCCTCAAAACCTGCCCGAGGAAATACCAGCTGACCATGGTCCTCAACTGGCAGCCGAAGAAGCGCTCCCATCATCTCGACTTCGGTATCTACTACCATACCGCTATCGAGACCTACCACAAGCTTATGGCTCAGTATAGGATGCAGCCTCAGGGGACCAAGACCATCCTCGACGCTCACGAGCACGCAGTTCGAGAGTCCATTCGCGGAGCCCTCATCGACTCCTTCGGCTACGAGCCCGGCATTGACTCCAAGACCGGCAAGCCCAAGACCGACAAGACTCGACAGAACCTAATCCGGACCTTGGTCTGGTACTTCGAGCAGTATGGCTTGTCCGACAACTGCGAAACTATCTCCCTCCGAGACGGCCGTGCCGCAGTCGAGCTCTCCTTCCGTTTCCAGATCGACCGAGATCAGCTTCTCGCCGGCCACCTCGACCAGATCGTTCGGTTCGGCGAGGACCTCTTCGTCATGGACCACAAAACAACCTCGGCTACTGTCACCGGAGCTTCCGCTCGTTACTACTTCCAGAACTTCCGGCCCGACAATCAGATGACCCTCTATTCCCTCGGCGCCGCCATTGCCTTCGGCACGCCAGTCAAGGGAGTCATCATTGATGCAGTCCAGATCGCCGTAGGATTTTCCGCCTTCGGCCGAGACCTCACCCATCGATCGCAGTCCGACCTCGAGGAGTTCCTCGTCGGGGTTTACGCCTACCGCAAGATGGCAGAGGATTTCCACCGGAATGGCTTCTGGCCGATGAATGAAACCGCTTGCGGGAACTACGGCGGATGCGCGTTTCGAGACATCTGCGCTCGTTCTCCCAAGGTCCGGGAGGCTTTCCTCCGGACAGACTTCACTCAGGATAAACCCTGGAACCCGTTGGAACCTCGCTAGAAAGGACATTCTATGAGCCCGATTGAACATGAGACTTACTACGAGATTGAGGTCAACGGCACTCGTTATGAGCTCGACAAGGTTTCCACCCTCTCCTTCTTCGAAGCTCTTCTCGCCGTCCGAGGCGGCCTTCGCGCCGCCCGCGCTGGCTGGAACGGCAAGGGCATGTTCATCTTTCTCGTACCCGGCTCGACTTTCCAGGTCAATCGTGAGCCCTTGCTCTCCATTCTCGGCGAGGGCACTGAGGTCCAGTATCACGGCCACATCGATATGAAAACTGCTCAGGGGTACATCGTCCCCTGGCTCGCGTCGCAGGCCGATCTTCTCTCGGACGACTGGAGCATCGTCCCCAACGATAGGTAGCAGCCCCCTCCCGTGCATGCTACCTAGGGGAGGGAGATTATTCCCTTGGTCTCCCTCCCCACTCTTCCACCAGCAAAGAAAGGACACCGCCATGTCTGCAAGTAAAACTGCCATCGAGAACTTCGATCGATTGATCGAGAAAGCTGACCTCCTCATCGGCACCGCAGAGAAGTTCCAGATCAACCTGTTCGGTCCGAAACCCGAGGCTACGCCGGCTAGTGGTAGCGGCGGCGCTACCCCCGCTTCTATCTCCGAGGGGTTCTTCCCCTACACGTTCTACAAGCAAGAAGTGCTTGAGCGCAAGCTTTATCAGGCTGCCGAAATTCTTGGCAGCATCAACAAGAACATTGTAGGGGACGCTAACTCCTCGCCTAAGGAGGCTTCCCTCCCCAAGCTAAAGCCCTACCGTACGGGAACCTCTCTCGAGGGCAAGCTCGCCGATCACCTGCAGAATGAACTCGGAGGAACGCTCTAATGCCCAAAGGCTCCGAGCACAAGTCTGCAGCAATCACGAAGATGCTGCTTGTCGGCGAGTCCGGCTCTGGCAAGACCGGGGCGCTGGCCAGCCTCGCTGCCGCCGACTATAAGCTCCGTATCATCGATATGGACAACGGGCTGGATTATCTCATGCGCCACATGAGGAAGCGCCATCCGGATAAGCTCGACAACATCGAGTATGTCTCCCTCCGGGACAAGCTCAAGTCCGGAGGCAGCATCGGTGTGACCCACCAGGGCATCCCGGACGCCTACACCAAGGCTGTCGGTTTCATGGACAAGTGGGAAGATGGCTCCAAGCCTTCCGAATGGGGGCCGGAGTACGTTCTCGTCCTCGACTCCCTCACGTTCTTCGCGAACGCAGCGTTTCGGTGGAAAGAGGCACTCAATCCTGCGGCGAAGGAGCCTAGGACAATCTTCTACGCAGCTCAGGATGCTGTCGAGGAAGTTCTCGCACTCCTTACCTCCGACGCCATGAATACGAACGTGATTGTAACCAGCCACGTTCGCTGGATGGAGCGGCAGGACGGCACTACCAAAGCCTTCCCTACCGCTATCGGCGGAGCCTTGTCTCCCAAGGTTCCTACCTACTTCAACTCCCTCGTCCTTGCCGAAAGCATCGGCACCGGCGAGAAGGTCCGGCGGCAACTTCGCACCGCCCCTACGATCTACATGGACCTGAAAAACCCGGCAGGCGAGGATATGGCTCCTGCTCTGCCTATCGAAACGGGCCTAGCCCACTTCTTCAAGACCGTCCAGGAATAACCCACGGTCCTGAGCCCGGTTAGAAGGGATGGTCTCTTCTAGCCAGAACAACCGGCACATGAAAGGAACCTAACCATGGCCGTCGACTTCTCCAAAATTCTCCAGAAGCAGGCAACCGAGATCGAGAAGCCCAAGCCGCTTCCTATCGGAACATACCTCACCGTGAACCAGAAGCTTCCCGAGTTCAAGGGCGTCGGCAAGAACGATACTCCCTGCGCGGAGTTCGGCCTCGTGATCGTCGCTCCCGTCGAGGTCGATCAGGACGCGCTGGCCGCATACGGCGAGGTCAAGGGGAAGAACATTCGTCACAGGATGTTCCTCACCGAGGGTACGGAGTACCGCACCAAGGAAGAACTGGTCAACGCTTTCGGTCTGGATGAGGCCGGCAAGAATCTCGGCCAGCTCTTCAATGAGACGATCAACAAGCAGGTCCTCGTGACGATCAAGCACCGGCCTTCCGACGACGGTACGGAAATCTTCCACGAGGTCGAGGCCCTCGCGGCGGTCTAGGGCTGGTAGACCCCGCTTGAGCGAGGGGCCGGAGTTAATCCTCTTCTCCGGCCCCTCTGTCCACTCCAACGAAGAGCCCTCCTCATGGTAATCATCACGGACACCGAGACCACGGGAATTGACTGCGCAGTCGATCGTCTTGTCGAGCTTGCTGCTTGTCCCGTAGGTACCGACTACGGCAACTTCACTACCTTCGTCAATCCCGAGCGAGATATTCCTCCGGAAGCCAAGGCCATCCATCACATCACCGAAGCTGACGTAGCGGACGCTCCGAAAGAAGGAGCGGCTCTCGTTCAGATGATGGAGCATTATCAATTCCAGCCAACAGTCTTCGTTGCACACAACGCGAAGTTTGACCGAGGGTTCATCAACAGGATTAACCCCGCCCTGCAAGTTGACTGGATTTGCACCTACAAGTGCGCCGTCCTCGCTTGGCCAGATGCGCCGTCGCATTCCAACCAGGTCCTCCGGTACTACCTCGACCTCGATCTGTCCAGTCAGCTTCCCGAAGGGCTCTTCCCGCACCGAGCTCTCTACGACACAATCGTTACTCGGGGTATCCTCGAACGGCTGCTCCAGCGTGTCGATCTCGCTCGTCTAATCGAAATCTCTTCCGGGCCGATCCTGCTGAAAAAGGTCAGCTTCGGCAAGCATAAAGGGGAACCCTGGGATAAGGTCCCCTACGGCTATCTCAAGTGGTGCGTTAGCCAAGCGGACATGAACGAGGATGTCCTCTACACCGCACGATACTACATGGAGAACAAATAACATGGAATGGTCAGGCGTCGTCCACCCCGGCAAGATCATCGTCAAGCGAGACGAACGGCAGCGACGGGAGCTCACCGACATTGACGATCTTGCTGAGTCCATCGCCCGGCGAGGACAAATTCAGCCGGTTGTCGTCACTCGGGATATGGTCCTGATCGCTGGCGAGCGGCGCCTGTCCGCATTCCACTGGCTGCTCAAGCATCGGCCGGAAGTCAACTGGCAGATCAAATTTGTATTCTCCGATGAGGTCGATCCGATCGAGCTTAAGGCCATTGAGTTTGAGGAAAACTTCAAGCGGAAGGACCTCACGTGGCAGGACAATTGCATGGCTGTTCTCCAGTATCACGAACTCCGAAAGGAGCAAAACGAGGGCTGGACGTTGGAGAAAACCGGCCAGTCCATCGGAGTAAGCCACGCAGAGATTCAGCGTCGTTGTGAGGTAGCGCTGGCTCTCCGCGAGGGCAATCCGCTGGTGCTGGAGGCTCCGAAGCTTTCCACGGCCGTAGGCATTGTCACTCGCCAGAACGAGCGGAAGGCAGCTGCCGAAGTCAGTCAGATCATGTCGTTCGCCGCGGGAAAGGCTGCTCCGAAGCCAGCGACCCCACCTGCTGACGGCGCTCCCGTTTCCGTCGAGGACGAAGTCCTTGCCACACTCGCTTCCTCTACCGGAACCGGGTTCATCCTCAACGAGGATTTCCAGTATTGGGCTGCCCACTACGACGGCCCGAGGTTTAACCTCATTCATTGCGATTTTCCCTACGGAGTCGGGATGCACAAGTCCGACCAAGGGTCTGGCGACGCTCACGGCACGTATGAGGATACTCCGGAAATCTATTGGGCGCTGGTAGACACGCTTCTCAACCACCTGGATAACTTCTGTGAGGCATCCGCACATTTGATCTTCTGGTTCTCTATGGATTTCTACCATGAAACACTCGAGGCCCTTTCCTCCAAGTTCGTCGTCAACCCGTTCCCCCTCATCTGGCACAAGACTGACAACAGCGGGATACTTCCCGACGCCAACCGAGGCCCTCGGCGTACCTACGAAACAGCTTTCCTTGCTAGTCGAGGAGATCGAAAGATCGTGCGAGCTGTCTCCAACGTTGTTGGCAGCCCTATCCAACGAGGTAGACACATGTCTGAGAAACCTCAGGCAGTCCTTGGCCACTTCTTCCGAATGTTGGTTGACGAGCACTCCGCTGTACTCGACCCTACTGCCGGAAGTGGCTCGGCGATTAGAGCAGCAGTTACTGCAGGCGCTAGCCGATATCTTGGCCTCGAGATCAACACAGAATTCGCCGAGCACGCTGACGAAGTCCTAGCAGCGCATCTGGAGGAAATCAATGGATAAGCCGCTCTCCCCGCAGGATCAGGTTGACGCCATCCGGATGCTCATGACGATTTTTAATCAGCTTGTCTCCGACGGCGCCCTCGCCGGTATCGTATTGACTGATACTGCATACGACAATTTCAAGCGGATACTGAGCCAGCACTCCGTGCCCTTCCGTGTAGCCGAGATCGACCTCGATCCCCGAATGGAGCACTCGTTTGTCGTAGACGGTCTGCTTATCATGCGGGGGACGCAGCTCAATGACTGAGGCTATTCGCCAGTGCGCTACATGCAAGGGCACAGGGTTCCTGTATCTCAAGGGGCGGCCGCTTGGTTGCCCTGTCTGCGGAGGGAAGGGAGCGCTTTCTCCTGAGCCCACCGCTGTCCCCCGAGACGCTCCTTCCCATTTCACTATCGCGATTGTCGGGGAAGCTTGGGGTGATGAAGAAGCTCGGATGGGCTTGCCTTTCGTAGGCTGGTCGGGCACTGAGCTTAACAAGATGCTCGAAGAAGCTGAAATAGAGCGCCGTGAGTGCTTTGTCACCAACGTATTCAACCTTCAGCCGCAGGCAAGCCCCATCGGCAAGGGAGTGCGGAAGAATGATATACTTCATCTGTTTACAGACAAGAAGCACTCCAGCACCCCGCTCCCCGCTTTCCAGAAAGGTTCCTACCTCATCGATGAATACTACTCTGAGGTCAAGCGCCTGTGGAAGGAACTAGAAGAAGTCAAGCCTAATATAGTTATCGCTCTCGGGAATACTGCCCTGTGGGCGCTAACCGGCAATTCCGGTATCCGCTCGCTCCGCGGAACTGTTTACCCGTCATCGACACCAGCGGAGTTGAAAGTTCTCCCTACCTACCATCCCTCGGCAGTTCTCCGTGACTGGTCCCTTCGTCCTATCGTTGTCGCTGATCTAATGAAGGCTCGTCGGCAGAGCAAATTTCCGGAGATTAAGCGGCCAGCACGAGAGATATGGGTCGAGCCCACCCTCAACCACATCCAGCTGTTCTACGATACATACGTAGCTCGTTCCTCGAAGCTTGCCTTCGATATCGAGACAGTTCCCGGTCACATCACCTGCATTGGATTTGCTCCGACGCCGGACAAAGCCATTGTTATTCCGCTGGTAGACAATCGAAAGCCGGGAGGAAGCTACTGGCCGACCGCTGCGGACGAACGCAAGGCCATCGAACTGGTTAGCCTCTATCTCAGCCACCCAGGCTCGGAGAAAGTCGGCCAGAATACTCTTTACGACATCAACTGGCTCTGGCAGAAGTATGGTCTTACACCGGTCAACTACTGCCGAGATACAATGCTTAAGCATCATGCGCTTAACCCTGAGCTAGAGAAGAGCCTTGGGTTTCTAGGCTCAATCTATACCGACGAGCCCGCATGGAAGATCATGCGAGGCAAAGGATTTGGGACTGTAAAAAGAGGAGATGACTGATGAAAGTGCAGCTGTTTACTTCGTCCGCTGACGGGCAGAGCCTCACTCGCTACGCAGCACACGTACACGCCCTCAACCATCAATGGTGGCATGACGCTGAGGGCAACCGGCTAGTTCGTTCGCATAGCCAGCTCCTTGCTCTTGTGATGAGCGAGCTTGGAGAGGCACTGGAAGCCGACCGGAAGAACCTCATGGACGATCACCTGCCGCAGTACCCAGGGGTTGTCGTCGAACTCGCTGACACGGTTATCCGTCTACTCGATTACGCTGGCGCCCTGAGCCTGACTCTGGCCGAGCCCCGTGTCTTTCCGCCAGTGGATGTCTCCGAGGGTCTGTGGCGGCTTATGTGTGCGGTTGCTAAGCTCGAAGCTGTAGCAATCAGCGATCTCGGTTATCATATCGGAGATACCATAAGCCGGGCCGAGACTTTGGCAGTAGAGGCCTACCCCAGCTACGCATTCTGGGAAGTCGTCTACGATAAGCTTTGCTATAACCAGCAGCGGGCAGATCACAAGCACGAGGCACGAGCCCAGCCTGGCGGCAAGAAGTATTGAGGCCATTCAGTTATCTCTTAACCAATCGTAAAGGGCTATCTCTATGACTGCCACCCCCGTCCCAGACCTCATGTTCTCCCACGAGCGTTATCGGAAACTGCTAGACGATACGTTTCAGGAAATCATTAAGCTCTCTACACTCAAAGGTGGAGAGTATTCTGGCGATGCTGATCGGCTAGCCAACTTCCGGCGAAACGCCAGCGCAGCGCAGACAACGATGGAGTTTATTTGGCGCATCTATGCCAGCAAGCATTGGGACGCCATCATGCAGTATGAGCTCGACCTCAGGACCGGGAAGTCTCGCACGAGACTCGAGTCTATCTCCGGCAGGGTGGATGACATGATTGTTTACCTCATCCTCTTCAAGGCCATGATCTCCGAGCGCGAGGAGCTTGCCCGATGACCATCTATCTCGGCGGGTCCTCCAAGGACAAAGATACGTGCCGGACGCTTGGCTACGCACTCGCTGTCGAGGGATTTAACGTCCTTGCTCCTTGGCTTAGCTGGACTCCTGAAACCCACCCAAACGAGCAGAAGAACTGGTTAGCGCTCCTCGATTGCATTCAGCGGGCTTCCGCCATGGTTTACGTAGGACCGCCGACTGGAATTTTCTCGGCAGGTGCTACTTTCGAGGCTGGTTACGCTCTAGGCCTGCATCGTCCGGTGTATCTCTACTCTCCTCGAGATCGTTCCATTTCGGACCCAGTTTATCACTGGAGCTATGCCGCTAACGTGTATCGGATAGAAGATTGGGAGTTCTTGCTCGAGAGTCTTTCTTGGACAAAGGGAGCACTAACTCGATGAGGATTGTTAAAACAGAAACCCTCACTCCCGCCGTTATCGCTCGGATGGGGCAGACCGAGAAAGATTGGGTTTACAACGGCCTCGACTGTTGCCTAACCCACGAGATCGATACTGAGCTCGACTCCGTTATGGACCCGATAGCTCAGCGTACTTACGAGATGTCTCTGGCTCTGCAAGCCCCGGTACTGGAAATGAACATGCGGGGAGTATTAGTGGATGAGGCTGCCCGGCAGCGCGCAATCGACTCACTCGAAGTTGATCTGCGCAAGCTGGAGCAGGCTTTCGACAGACTCTGCCGATCGATTTTTGGCCGGGAGGTCAATCCCGCCAGCCCGAAGCAGGCGCAAGACCTGTTCTACAACTGGCTGGGTCTCCCGGAGCAGAAGGCGCGGAACGCCAAAGGCGAGTATGTGGTAACTACCAATAGAGATGCTCTTGAAAAACTCGGGCAGATATATTTCGTCGCCAAGCCGTTCGTGAACCATATCCTTGCTGCACGAGATGTAGCCAAGCAGCTCGGTACGCTCAAAACTCCGTTGTCCCCAGCTGGCCGTTTTCATACGTCTTTCACAATCGCTGGAACGAAAACCGGCAGACTTGCTTCGGCTATGTCCGATTTCTCTGTCGGATCTAACATGCAGAACCTCGATCGGCGTATTCGCCAGATGTTTATCGCTGACCCCGGCATGAAACTATGCAACGTGGACCTCGAGCAAGCGGATGCTAGAAACGTCGGAGCTCAGACTTGGAACTTGTTCCCGGAGTACGGCGACACCAATCGATTCCTCGACTTCGCCGAGTCCGGAGACCTTCACACCGGCGTCTGCCGTATGTGCTGGACTGGCTTGCCGTGGACCGACGACCCGAGGAAGAACCGAGAGGTCGCAGACCAGCCAGCATACCGCGAGAAGTCTTATCGAGACATGGCGAAAATCCTCGGCCATGGAACAAACTTCAACGGGCAGCCTCCGCAAATGTCCAAACATTCCAAGGTTCCTCAGTCGTTTATCGAGGAGTTCCAGCGGGCGTATTTCTCGGCTTTCCCGGAGGTCAAGCGTCGGATAGAGTGGGTGGAAGAGCAGCTTATCTCCGAAGGCCAGCTCATAACCATGTTCGGTAGGCGTCGGTTTTTTCTCAAGCGTAGAAACGATAATAAGACACTCAACGAGGGTTGTGCCTTTGATCCACAATCCATGACAGCGGACGAGATAAACAATGCGATGCTCCGTATTTACTACATTGTTAAGCGCCGTTTTCCCGAACTCCAACTCCTCCTTCAGGTACACGACTCGCTGCTCCTACAGTACCCCGAACATCTCGAGGACCAGATCATCCCGTGGATACGAGAAGCATTTCGTGTTGAAATCACCCTTCGTCTCGGTCGTAAGTTCGCCGTACCCTGTGAGGTACAAGTCGGCTGGAACTGGGGATACTACAACGACAAGCCTGAGCGAGGGGAGCTCAATCTAGCCGGGATGGCCAAATATAAAGGAACCGACAACCGTTCGAGGGGCTAGAATGCGACTGCTCGGAGACTGGATCGAAGGGTTTATGGGGCAGACTGCCCATCTTCCTTCCCCAGAGATATTTAGAAAATGGTCTGCCATATCGGCCGTTGCTGGAGTACTAGAGCGTAAGGTCTGGGTACGGAGCCTAAACATGGACCTCTACCCGAACCTTTACGTTACGCTCGTCGGCCCTCCGGGAGTAGGCAAGACCGTTGTAACTTCCTTTACGGAAGAACTCTGGCGTTCGATCCAAGGGCTCCATGTCGCCCCTAAGAGCGTTAGTAAAGCTTCCCTTATCGACTCTCTCAACGACGCTAAGCGATCAAAGACTTTGATTGGAGAGAAGTCGATGTATCTCCAATACAACTCTTTGCTCGTCAACGCTGGTGAGCTTGCCGTGTTTATTCCTACGTATGAGTCAGATTTTATGAATATTTTGACTGATATCTACGACGGCAGAATTTACGAAGAACGCCGAAGAGGCAAAGACCTTCATATCAAGATCGATAAGCCCCAGCTTAATCTCCTTATGGCGACCACCCCTTCGTATCTAAACTCTATGCTCCCGGAAGGCGCCTGGGATCAGGGCTTCCTCTCCAGAACATTCCTCATATTCAGCGGCAGCACAACCTTGGTTGATCTGTTCGGTGACGAGCTTGTTCACGAAGAGCAGACAAGCCTACTTCGCAGCGATCTTCGGGCAATATCGGATATGATTGGACCTTTCGGATTTTCCGAGGAAGCAAGAAACGCCATTCGAGCTTGGCATATGGCTGGAGGGCCTCCCCGCCCGGATCATCCAAAGCTTGTCCACTACAACACCAGGCGCTCAGCGCATCTACTCAAGCTCTGTATGGTAGCAAGTGCTAGCCGTTCGTCCGACCGCCTTATCGAACTTGCGGATTACCAGCGGTCACTTAACTGGCTGGTCGAGGCCGAAAGCTACATGCCGGAAATCTTCAAAGCCCTCGGAGCAAAGGGCGACGGACAAGTTATCGAAGAGGCCTTGCACTTCGTTTACAAGCTCTATATGGCAACAGGAAAAGAGCCGGTTGCTGAGCACCGGCTTATCAATTTCGTGTCTGAGCGGGTTCCTGCTTACAACGTACTCCGGATCATCGAGATGATGGAGCGGAGTTACAAGATTGAGAAGGCAATCTCGTCTAAGGGGATGCCGGGCTGGCGCCCTAGAATTATCCAGCCCGATTGAACATAGAAGATAGCCAGCCCCAAAACTGATACAACATTACAGCTGCGCCAAGTACCCACCCCCCGAGGGCTATAAGTTTGGTGCCGAGCCATCCGGCACCCTGAGCTTTTAGACTCAGCTCCTTTGCAGCTCCTGTGATCTTTTCGATCCCCTCGATCTTGTTTTTCAAGCTACTCACGTCCGTCTCCATATGTGTCATGCGGAGAACAACCGCATTGACCTTCTGGTGAAGCTCACCACGGGAAGCGTCTTGCCGATCCAAACGCTTCCCGATTTCTTCGAGCTGCCCTATTACCGTGCCTAGGAGCAGGTCCGTGTTGCTCGTAGCCATCAGCCTGCGCAGCCTCGCCGCTGATAGTTACGATCGTTGCCTATAACTCGCTCGGCCCCCGGACGGTCAGCTCGAATGAGAGCAACCGTTCCCTCAGCGGATAGGTTATTCAGCGTGAACCCCGCGCAGCTGCTCGCAGGCTTCGATTGACAGCCCGCTAGCCCGAAGGCCAAGAACACACAGATCATAGTCAGACATCTGTTGGAGTTTCGCATCGTCTCCTCTCCTTTCGAGTTCGGCCTTACCATCGGCGATTGCTACTTCCGCTACGCGCTTGGCATAGCCTTTGGACTCCCCCCGGAACCAGCCTATGTTATAGGCAAGGAGGGCGCCAAGGGCAGCGGCACCAATAACGCGAACGATACTCGGGATCATGAGAGCTCCTCTCGGATTTGCTTGATAGAGCGGGCAAGCCGGGGGCCCAGGAAGATAACGATGAGGAGTCCGACAAGCGCCACCGCGCCAAAGGCAGCTATGCTGGCGAGCTCTTTATCGGCCAGCCAGGTTCCGATAACGCCGATCCCTCCGACGCCAGTGGTTCCCCACCCCCACCAGTTCGTTTCCGACTTCACTCCTGCAGCCGCATCAGCAACAGCTTCGTTCACAACGGGGGGAATAGGCTGGCCTTGTAGGTGGCGCTGCCTAACTTCGGCCAGCACATCGCGCAACCGCTGAGTGGTAATCGGCGTTCGCTGGCCTTTGTAAAAACCAGCGCCGCTGACCGTTGGAAGGCTGGCCCATTCCTGTGCTAGGTTGTTGATCAGAGTGTCCTGAGACAAACGGCCAGCGAGCCATTTATCGATACCCCGCAGCCCGAACAGATAGCAGATCATTCGATCCTGCATATCTTCGTCGAAGAGTTGCTCTCGCCCAATTCCGAGAGTTTTCTCGATAGCCCGCCGCGTAGTTCGGACGATCTGCCCCCAGCCCGCAGCACTGCTTCTCAGCTTGTTCTTTGGGTGGGCGAGCATCCGAGTTTGGAGTTCATCCACCTGCTGCAGTGTCATCTTGACGAGTTCCACTGGTCCGCCGGTATATGCTCCATAGTTGAGAGTTTCATTATACCCTCGGCCTTTCGGCGGGGCCGTTCCCTCGGTCTCTCCGATTAAGTCAATCAATGGTCGGTAGACCCAGTATTTATCCGGCATGTCAAAACTCCTCAATTCCCGCTTGTATTCAGTTTATTTGTGAGCAGAATAAGAAAAATTCATCCACATCCTGCTCTGACTTTTCAGCAACCGCTGCCAGTGCGAGCACCATGCTGTCGTCGCGATAGGCTGTCTGGAAACCTATCCACTTCATCGTTGCAGGAAACTGTTCCTCCTGCGGCAGTTGGTTGATGACAGCACTCACAGCAGCGGGTCGTGCACCTGTAGCCAGTGCGTCAATTGCCTCTTGCTCTGTAATCCAGCCAAGAAGGCCGAGGCCGGTGATGATCTGGCGGCGGGAAACGGATTGCGGGACGACCGGAGCGGGCTCGACATACACCCACGCCTCACCATCCCATTCGTAATCCGCGCCCGGTTTGAGTGGCACTTGAACAGTACCTTCGGGATAACTCGCCAGCAATTCCGCAATCTGTGTGCTCTGCCGCGTCACGGCCGGTATAGTGATTGTCTCACCATTGGGGTCTTCCTCGGTGCGTCCAGGCTCTACGATGACCGTGATCGGTGCATCACTCGCACCGACCACCTGCCAGTAGCCATAATCCGGGTGATAAAATCCTGCTTCGTTACTCATGCCCGTAGCTCCCACCATTGGTTGATGCCCGCCGCTGTCGCGTTAACCCTGTAAGTGGCGCCGGGCGGCACTTCGATATAGAGTTGCGTTCGCTGGGACTGGCCAGCCCACGGCACGACCGTTTGGCCGTCGATCAGAACATCGACGTTGTATAGTGTGCCCGACGAGCCCAGAGTCAACGACATCGCAATCGACCGGCTCGTATTGTTGACGTAGTTGGTGCCAATCGACCGGCTGGCTGTCACGTTTTGCCAGGACTGCCCGCTGCCGACCGACAATACCGGCAGCCATGCCGCGCCGTCATAGACCTGTAGATCGTCAACGTCCGTGTTGTAGATCACGAGACCCTTGACCGGCGACACGATGGCATCGCGCTGCGTCGAGGTCAGGCGAGCAAGGACCAGACTGTCGCCAGTCCCATTGAGTTCAAGGCGGCTCGGAACGCGGACCCCATGTGTGTCGGTGCCTAGCGTC